TTAGCAGAAGTCATGCCAACCCTACCAAATGCCCTATACAAGCCCACAGAAGGCTTTGCACAGGGAGAACAGCCCAAAGACTACTACCGTACACTGTCAAAGACAAGAGTTGCCCCTGCCCCTGCTGGGGCTATGGTTATAGACACCTTTAGGTTCTTTGAGGCAATAGAAATGCTTGCTTTGCCCATTGGTGATCTTGTTGACTCAAAGGGTGAAATGATTGATTATTTTAATTATGTTTACCCTGCAGAAATACCAATTGCAAAGGTTGACGATTGGAATAAACTAAAAGAACTTATACCAGAACTTATTAAAGACTATCCTAATAATATGCACCAGGTGGTATGCTGGTGGTTAAAGTATAAAAGAGATTTTTCTTTAAAAATAATGAGGGATATTTATGAACAAGAATGACATAACTATAGTTGTTGCCACGTCTGTATTGCCAAGCCACCCAGATACAGCAATCATTGATGAAACTATTTCTACAATTAGATCACATTTCCCTGATAATGAAATTATTTTACAGATGGATGGTTTGCGTGAAGAACGCTTGGCTCGTAAAGCAGATTACGATGAATACAAGAGTAAAGTTCTTTGGAAGTGTATGCATGAATGGAAAAATGTTTTACCTATAATTTTTGATGAACATTGTCACCAAACCACAATGATGAAAAGAACAATTGATCTTATTAATACTGCAGCGATGCTTTATGTTGAAGGAGATGCTCCAATAACTCCAGACTGTGAAATTGATTGGCGGGAATGCTTGGACATGTTAGAAAATGAAAAGGCTAATACTATAAGATTTCATTTTGAGGCATCAATTCCAAAACCACATAAACATTTAATGTTTGGGCTTCAGGATGGTTTTATGAGAACTGCTCAATGGAGTCAGCGTCCACATTTAAGCACAGTTAAATACTATAGAGATGTTGTTATGCCTTTCTCTGACGAGAAAACTTTTATTGAAGATAAGTTTCATGGTAAAGTTCAAGATGATGTTTTGCCTTACGGAGAATTTGATCAAGCAGGTTGGAATAAACATAAACTTTGGATCTATCATCCAGAAGGAAGCATAAAACGTTCTTATCATTTAGATGGTCGTCAAGGTACACAAAAATTTACTGTTGACGATGAAGCCTGGGGATATAAAAAATGAAACTAGGAATCATTGCAAGATCGGATAACACTGGTTTAGGTAATCAAACAAGAAACCTTGTTAACATGCTTGAGCCAGATAGGATTTTACTAATTGACTCAACCCCATTTAACGAAAACAAGCAGCATCCAGAATGGTATTTTGGCTATGACTGCATAACTACAAGTCAGGGTTTTGCTACTAGGGAAGAGATTGTTCGTTTCCTTGATGGCCTTGATGTTGTATTAACCTGTGAGTCTTTTTATAGCAGCATGTTTCTTAGCCTTGCCCATAAAAGAAATGTAAAGACAATCTTGCAGTATAACTATGAATTTTTAGATTTAGTGGTTGATCCAAACCAAAGAATGCCAAGTATCCTTTTATCTCCAAGTGTTTGGAATATTGAACAGGTAAAAAAAGTATTGGGTGATTTAACTAAGGTAGTTTATCTTCCTCCTCCTATTGATCCCCTTGCATTTTCATCACAAAGAGAAATTAATATGTCTAAGACACATAACAGGATTCTTCATATTGCTGGTAAATTTGCTTCTAAAGATAGGAACGGGACTAGCACAGTCATTGATATGCTTAAATATTCAAGCGCTGATTATGAGTTAGTAATAAAAAGCCAGACTCCTATTGAGACTGACTGCAATGATTCTAGATTGACTATTGATGTTTCAAATACCGAAAACTATGCAGACTTATACTCTGGCTATGATGCAATGGTTCTTCCTAGACGATATGCTGGGCTATGCTTGCCTATGAATGAGGCTCTTATGAGTGCCCTTCCAGTTTTTATGACTGACATATCCCCAAATAATTTTATACTTCCAGCAGAATGGTTAATAGAATCAAAGAAGATTGATAGGCTTCTAACCAGAATGACTCTTGACGTTTACGGTGCAGACCCTATAAAACTTGCAACACGGATTGATGATTATGTTAATAACACAGACAAAGAAAAAGAAAAGAAAAAAGCATACGACATAGGCATGCAAAATTTTTATGTTGATACTCTTAAGGGTAAATACTTAAGCGTGATCAATGATGTAGTCAGTTGAAAACTTACGTTTTAGGTCAATAAGATTAACAAAAGTTGCTTTGTCATCGTGTATAAATTGAATCTGAGTATCAAGTAAAGTTATTTTGTAATCGGTAAATTTTAATATATAGTACGAGAACCAAAGATCATCAATGATGTGATATTCTTCTGGGCAATTAAATAATTTATCATCTAAAAATATCTTAGATGAACAGACTAAACCACCAGTTCCAGCATAGTTACCTATCTCTCTTGGTCTTAGTCTAACTTTTTTCCAATAGTCTCTTTCAAATTTATGAGCATAAAAAGATTTAATATATTTTTCATCATATTGCGTATGACAATCTTGAGTAAATGAGTTTGGCAAAACCTCATCATCATCAACAAAGATTATTTTTTCATATCCTTGCTTAGCCAAATCTCTTGCAAGATAAAACCTTGCAAATTGTTTATATTCGTTCTCATAGTTTTTTATAAAAACATTTACTGCAAGGTCTTTGCCATATTTTTGAAAATACCCAGTTAACTTAAGGTCTTGGTTAACTGCATTATTTACAATATAAAAATCAAAATCTTTGTTATGTTGTAGTTGTATTTTTTGTAATAATTTGGGCATGTTTGTAAGTCTAATGTAGGTGCACATAATTAGTGCAGTATTAGACTTTGGCTTAATTTGATCTTCGTATATGTATGTCATAGTATAAAAGAAAGAGAGGGATAGGCCAGATAGACATATCCCTCCCTAAAGAATTACTTCTTTGGTGCTGCCTTCTTCTTGGCAGGAGCCTTCTTTACTTTTACGGTCTTTACTGCTGCCGCTACGTCAGATGCGCTTGGAAGAATACCAAATGCCTTATCGTTAGGGTTAACTGCTCTCAATGCCACTGGTGCTAGTGCAGCCAATAGTGAGTAAGCAAGAGTCTTAGGATCTGTGACCCCAGACATGTAAAGTGCAAGGCCTGCGCCAAGAACTGATCTTCCGTATGATGCTAGTAGTGCTTTAATTTGTTCGTTCATATTTTCCTCCTAGGATATTGTTTTAGTTATAACTGTAAAGCCAATCCATAAACCAATAATTCCTGCGACTCCCGCAAAAACTGGTGGTGCTGGTACTGGCAATTTGAATGCTGCAAATACTACGCCACATCCAAAACCTGTAATTATTGACATTATAATGTCTTTCATTTTACATCTTCTTCTGGCAATAATGCCTTTAACTTTTCATACTCTTCTGTTATTTTTTTCATTGAGTAGTAGTTTGGTGCCATTGAGGATAGATCTCCATACTCTTTAAAGTAATTAATTTCTGGTGCTGTTTCACTGATAAAACTATTTAACCCCGCCTGAACATCTTCAATGTATTGGTAGGCCCAATCACGAGAATCAGAAAGAAATTTAATAAAGTTTTCCTTGTGTACGCTTTCATCAGACTTAAGTTTAGACTCTTCAATATCATTGATTAATTTTTCAAGAAGCATCATGTCAGTAAATATTTTTTGATACTGAGCACGAAGTTTATTAAAATTGTACGCAAGTGTACCGTATGCAACTATTACAGAAAATAAACACGCCGATAAAATAATTAAACTAATGCTCATGATTCCAGCACCTCTCTTGTTACTAATACAATTGCACCATTTTGTTCAAGTGCACTCTTTACCAATGAAACATACTGAATTGCTTCTATCTTGTCATCATGAACCATATGAATAAAATCTTTTTCGTTTAGTTTAATAGTTAAAAAACTATCGTTATCAATAATGTTAACCCCAAAGTTTTTAGGTGTCCTAATTGAATGAACTGCTCTACGCATTTCTTCTGTATACATTAAACCTCTCCATCGTTTGTATAATTAAAAAGATCTTCAAGGCAGGTAAAGCCTACATCTTCATTTATATCAAGTGATTTTAAGAGAATAATCCAAGTTTCTTCAATATACCTTTTGGCAATTTCTGTTGGTGTGACTAATTCAGAATCAACCAGGAATGCAAGTGGAAGTCCCAAATCATTGTAAGATATAAAGTCTTCAAATGTTTTTTCTTCTTTATGGTTTATCCATAGTTCGGCAAGAATAGAACATGCATCTTCAAATGATGTTAGTTCACTTCCGTCGTCAGAGATTGCCATACCTCACCCCATTGCTCTTTGCTCTTGTGCTTATTAAACTCTCGTGAAATTTCTCCACCTTCTAAGTATACACCACCCCAAACACCCCATTCTTTACCAGATACTCCATTGGCAAAGCAGGTTTTTGCAACGGGACAAGAAGCACAAAAATTATCTATATTAGATCTTAGTTCAACATCATCTTCATATTTATCAAAATATAAATTTGTATCTAATCCAAGACACTTAGCCTGATCTTTCCATAAATGCTGTTTCAAGGATTACTCCTTGTACTTATTTGGAATATCCCAGCCGTTGCGATCAACTGTATAAACTTTATGTAAATACCACTCACCATTAACTCTGATTCCTACAGGAGATGTGCGAGCAATGTCTGACCTCTTAAGATCAAGTACATTCCATCCATCCCAACGAAGATTACGATTCTTCTTAACGATTGATTCCATAACTTCCAACTTGCTTACAATCATTTTATACCTCAGTATCTATAAATTCCGACTTCAACATTTTTGAGTTCGGCTGATGCTACTAACTTTGAGACTGTTTCTTTTGGCTTACTTAAGAATGCCAAATAGTTTACATGCTCTAAATTTTCTTCAATATAAGATGCAGGTACTTTAAAGAACTTAATCTTCTTTCCCCTAGCCTTCATCCCTCTTTCAGATAGGTTTGAAAACTCTGACACCATTGAGTTAATTCTTGCTGGACCAGCAGAATAGATTAGCAGTTCTTTATCTTCATCCTTCATTGCAGACATTGCAACGCCCATGGCACGAAGAAAGACCTGATAATCATCAAAGTCTTTCGTTCCCTGCACTGCTACTATCATCATTGCTTCCATTCTTTAGGTTATCCAATATGAATAACATCTTTTC